AACCTCAATTCATACCGAACCCTGAGATACAAGCAATGAAATCTGAGTTGGTAAACATTGGGTGGAGTGGTTCAGTAACCCACCTAGAAGATTTGCAACTAATCGAAGGCGAAATCCTATCTTTGAATAAAAGCCCTTACAAAGATTACAAGTTTATGCTTGCAGGATTCTACGATGGTGATTCGATTTGGCACAAGTACGAAAAGATATTTACTTCAAACTACATCCTAGATGACAATAATTACGGAAGGATAAATGCAGCAGATGTTTACAGCTATGCACAAGCGTATAATTTAATGGACATTGGATTGATTCCTTTAAGATACAACGAGTTCAACAGAGCAAAGTCTGAATTAAAGATGCTTGAGATGGGTGCATTCGGTTTAGGTGTAATCGTTTCGGATGTGGAATCGTATCAATGGATGAGCAAACACGGCAAGAATTGTTTAGTGGCAGGTAAAAAGGATTGGTACAAATCAATGCGAAGATTGATTGAAAACCCTGAGTTAAGAAAAGACTTAGGCAGTCAACTAAAAGAAGATGTTATGCAAAATAGCAATGAAGCGTTATGGCGTAAGTATCGAATGGAATACTACGAGAGTATTATATCGAGCAAATAATATATTTATAGATATGGGAAAGAATAAATACATAGAAACGCCAGAGAAGATGTGGGAACACTTTGAGGCTTATAAGACAGAGGTTAAAAGTAATCCAAGAAAGAAGCACGTATTTGTAGGAAAGGATGGAGTAAGCGATTATGAACTATTGGAAAGACCTCTCACTTTAGATGGGTTTGAGTGCTATTGTTACGATAACGGCATAATAAGCGATTTAAGCCAATATTTTGCAAATACTGAACAAAGGTACACCGATTATCAAACTATCTGCTCACGCATACGCAAAGCTATCAAGGATGACCAAATTCAAGGCGGCATGGTTGGGCAGTATAACGCAAGCATAACTCAGCGACTAAATGGTTTGACAGAGAAGGTTCAGAACGAGCAAAACATTAACATCAATAAAATGCCTGATTGGTTAAAATCACCTATCGAGAACAATGAGGTTTAATCCTAACTTAGTTCATATTGATAATACGTTTAAGGTAGACCGAAAAAGAATAGCAATACTTCAAGGCGGGAGTAGGTCAGGTAAAACTTATTCAGCCTTGCAATGGATTGTAAGAACCTGCGTAGAGCATACAGGACTAACCTATTCAATAGTGCGTAAAACTTTGCCAGCATTAAAGGCAAGTTCAATGCGTGACTTCTTCGATATACTAAAGGAGGCTGAACTATACTCAGAGGCTAACCACAACAAGACCGAGAACACTTATCTACTTAATGACAACCTAATCGAGTTCTTTAGTGTAGACGATGCAAGCAAGATAAGAGGGCGAAAGCGTGATATCCTATTTGCCAATGAAGCTAATGAACTAGAACTTGAAGATTGGAGGCAGTTGCTACTAAGAACCACAGGCAAAGTAATAATCGATTATAACCCATCGGACTTTGAGCATTGGATTTATGAGCAAGTAATTCCTAGAGAAGACGCTAAGTTATTAATTACAACCTACAAGGATAACCCACACTTACCTGAATCACTTAAAAAAGAGATTGAGCAATTAGAATCAGCAGACCCTGAGTATTGGAAAATATTTGGTTTAGGGCAAAGAGGGCAGTTGAAAGGTTTAGTCTTTAATAATTTTACTGAGGGCTACCAAGTGCCACAAGATGCCAACTTTATCGGATATGGATTAGATTGGGGTTTTAGTAATGACCCTACGGCAGTAGTTTCGTTTTACAAGTATAACCAAGAACTTTACATTAGGGAAGAACTTTACGAACGTGGACTTACTAACCAAGACGTAGCAGACAAGTTAAGGAATATCGGAGTAGAACGAAGGGATGAGATTTATGCAGATAGTGCCGAGCCTAAAAGTATTGAAGAAGTGTATAGACTTGGTTACAATATTAAACCAACTGCAAAAGGAAAGGATTCGATTATTAATTCAATCGACATTCTAAGGCGTTACAAGCTAAACCTAATCGGTTCAAATCTACTTAGAGAGTTTAGGACCTACAAATGGAAAATAGACAAAGCAGGTCACACGCTAAACGAACCAATTGATTTTAATAATCACTTAATAGATGCAACTAGGTATCTTGCACTAATGAAACTTCAAGAGCGTAACTCTGGAAAGTATACCATAATGCGAGCATAATCAACAAGTTAAAAAAACAATTACACAAAACTAAAATAATATATTTAATAACATGGAGCGGGAGTTCAAAGAAATAACCATCAAGGAATACGTTAGCACATTGGCACAGATGCCTTACGAAAGTGAATTAGAATACTTGCAGAGGCGTGTTTCAATCGTTTTAAGGCAACCAATCGAATCAATCAAGGCTTTGCCTCATACTATCTTTATGGATTATGTAGAGCGTTTAAAATCTATTGAGGATAATTTAAAAGGATACAAGATTAAAAAAAAAATAAAGATTAGCGGTAAGTGGTTTGCAGTTGACACCGACATAATGAAGATAACCACCGACCAATTCATTGATGCATCAGCATTTAGCAAGGTAGCTGAAAAGGAACTTCACAAGTTTATAGCAGTATTTCTTAAACCTATGACGTGGCGATTCGGAAAGGTATCGGCATACGATGGCAAAGCACACAAAGAAATAAGCGACCTAGTGTTTGAGAAGATGACAATGAAAGATGCTCAGCCTCTCTTGGTTTTTTTTTGCAAGGTCTTACACGAATTATCTATTCATATAAGAACTTATTTGGAGGCGGAGGTGGAAGCGATAGTAAAGGATTTGAATCCAAATGGGGCTACATCGTTACAATCGATAACCTCGCAAATAGAGATGCTACAAAGTGGGAATACTTCTTTAAAATGAACGTGATTGAATTTTTAAACTTAATATGTTACCAAATAGATAGGGAAGACAATGAGCGCAAACTATGAGGCACTTTTAGGTTCGATAGGTGAAGATTACGTTCCTATTGAGAATATTAAGTTTGACACCTTTATTGGGCGGTCATTGTTCAACGTGGCTAATGAACTCAGCGAGGCGTTAAAGAGTAACCTAGACCAAGTAGACTTAAGGGATTCAGAGTTGAAGCAGTCAATAGTTGCTATGCCTGTAAGCGTGGCAGGTAATGAATACTACGTGGCTATTGAAGGTAATGATTATGCCTTCTTTGTAAATAGTGGGGTAAATGGTTTAAGAACTAAGCACGGCTCAATTTATAGCTTTAGGACTAGATTCCCAAGTAAGCCAATGGTCGACAACTTAATGAGGTGGATAACAAAAAAAGGTATTCCGCTAGATTCAAGATATTCACAAACTAGAAACCTAACTAAAAGAGCAAGAGCAAAGGCTCAGATAGACGAGAAAAGAAAACGAGCCACAGCGATAGCGTTTGGAATAAAGCAGAACGGATTAAAACCGACCTATTTTATAGACACGGCAATAAGTGATACAGAGGTTACAAGAATGAGCAACGCAATAGCTGAGAAATTCGGCAAGCAAATAATAGTAAGTGTAGAGATAAACTTGACAAGATGATAACAATAATAGAAAGCCCTAATAATTGGCAAAATTTATTTAACGAAATAGTGATAGGTGTGAGCGGTGGAAATAGTACTCAGCCTAATTACCAATTCTTATGCGATGTAAACGTAAGCGGACAAAGCAACCCTGTGACTAGGTTAACTTTACCTAAGCAACCACTAGTGGGAACTGTTCAAATAAACGTGGCAGACATAGTAAAGAACTACGTGACCTTTGATTTTGGCGGATTTAACTCTACCGATATAGTGCCTTGCGTTAATTCACAGGCTAGGTATTGGTTGCAACTAGGCGAGATATACGATAATGCAAGCGGAGTGCCTGTTATCTACCCTAACCTTGCTCAGTTTGGAACAAGTGGCAGCCCTAAGCTAGGAAGCAATGCGATATTTGATTTCTTAGATTGGACTAAAACAGCATTTAGTCCTGACAAACAATTAAAGACAACTAATAAAGTTAGCTTAAACGATAACTCATACAGAGAAAAGATTAGAATAAATCAGCAGCGATTCTTAACCTTCTTTGATTTAAGCAATGAGATATTTATAGTAGATGTGAATGTTTACAATAGTGCAGGCAGTTCAATAAATTCAAGTTCATATTCAACTTATACCGCAGCAACAGGAATCGTATCGTTAAACATTGGCGAATCGTTCTTGACTTTTATGGGTGTATCTATTGCAG